TCTGCATTCCCAAAAGAGCCATAGGACTAACTGCTCCAGCTGCTGCAGTTGCTGCAGTTGCTCCTGAAGCGAGGCTAGGGCCCCCTGGTCCAGCCACCCTCCCAGTGCCACCAGGACCAACTGGACCAGGTCTTCCACTTACTCCAGGTCCTTGCATAATCACATTCTGCGCTGTGACGTTCATCGTTTGTGTTTGCGAAAGCGATTTTGTTTCAGGGGTAAAACGGCCTTTAACATTACTCATTGCTCGACCAGCAAGACTGAATGCGATAAGTGGAGCAAGTGCGCTCATAAGACCTTGACCCATTGTTCCAGTAAGTAGCTTGGTCATCATTCCGAGCAATTGAGAAACCATGTTTACAATCTTTGTTAAGAATGGAAGGAGGTCAAAAAATCCTTTTTTAAGATTCATAAATAATTCAGAACCTTTTGTAATCATTTCGCCAAGTGCTTCACCAAATGCCGTAACTTCACCTTCGTTTTTTTGCAACAAATCGTTAAATAACCATAAGTTGCTTGCACCGCCTTGAAGTGCTTTCCCAATCGGTTTGAATGCTTTTTCAAGCACTCGCGCACCATCTTGCAATGGGCGCATGTATTCGGTTACACGTCTCCAGCCCTGCTTGAAGTTCGTCATCCAATCGCCAATTCTGTCGAACATGCCAACAGCTTTTGGTAGGTACTCGCGTATTGTTTTTACCATCCAGTTGCTTACGCCATCAACAGCGCCAACAAAACCATCGGTTACAGTCTCGAACCCCATGGATTGCTGAATCGTCGCACTTATTCTCTGAAGGTCTCTTCTTATTATTTTAAATACACTCTCAAATGCGCCCTTTGTCGGTTCAAGAAATTGGTCTCCAAAGTCTGCAAATTCAGTCCTAAGTTGAGTCATATATGATTTCAACTGACCTATTAATGTGTTGTTTATTGCCGCAAACTGTCCTGCAACACCACCTTTTTCAGCGAGAAGACCAGAAAATAGGGCATCTCTGAATCCTTCTTTTGTTTGTGTGAATTTTGATTCTTTTAGTGCTTTTTGCATTTCCGGACCAAGTTGGCTTGCAGCTGCTTTTACGTCCGCAAGACTTTTCTTTTGGTCATTCAGCGCAGCAACAACTGCAGCAACTTGTTCGATTGCTTTCTCTGGGTCTTGCCCAGCAGAACCAAAATCCATCAAAGCTTTTATTGCTTTGCCGCTTGCATTTATCTGGGTTGAGCTCATTGTCTTTGACATGACCCCATAGGCCTTATTTAGACCGTCTATTCCAAGAACCGCGAGGTCTGCATCTGCCTGCAGATTGCGCATAGCCATTCTCGTTTGATTCATTGCTGAGCCAAACTGCTGAGCGCCCTTACCTCTATATGCGTACATTGCAGCTTGCTGTTCTCTTATCGCTGCAGATGCTGCCCCCAATGCCATGGTCATTGCTGCTGCACCTCCAGCTACCAATTGCATTGCCCCTTGGTAGGCCTTCATGAGGAATCTTCCTGCAGCAAAAAGAGCGTGAGTTGCCAGCATTGCGGCACCAAGTAGGCCCATTTCCAGAATCACACCCTTAATCGCAGTCATCAGGAATTTGGTCATTGCTTTACCGGCCATTTTTACGCCAGCATCAATAACGTCAAAACTTTTCTTCATTTTTAGAGCTGCCGTAGTGGTGCTAAGCGCAGCAGATGCCATCATCGGGCCCATGCTGTTTTTGCTTATTTTTTTAGCAGCCCTGTCAAGAGCCATTAATTCAAGACGTGCTTTTACTATGTCTTTAGTCTTGGCATCAAATACAATTTTGATTTTTACAAGCTCGTCAGCCATAGCTCTTTGCCACTTCTAGATGTGATTGTTAAGTCACGTGAGTGTAAAAAGCGCCGGAGCTATGCCTGCATTTGGTTATGCCTGCTGAGTCTTCGACTTGCGCTCTTGCTCTTCGCGGTCGTTGGATATAACTTTAGCACATGCCATAAGCAACAACCAGTCAACATCATCTCTATCAAGTAGGTCTAGCGGGTTTTGCCCGAATAGCTCTCCAAGTCTTGCTGCTGATTTTATTATGGAATCTTTAACTAGCTCGTCGAAGATTCCTTCGTAGGGTCCGATGCTGACACCGTATCTGAGTATCCAGCGGCATCAAGGATTGCAAGCGCTGCTGATTCAATATGTGGGTCAACGCCAAACAGCGCTCTAACAGCATCTGGAACAGGCTTGGTTGTTTCGGTCATTTCAAGAATAAACGGATGGGCGAAATTCATGATGTTGCCGTACTCATCGAATACTTCTTCATCATCAACGTAGATGCCAATTGTTGTATGGCCAATGACCATGCAAGCAAATTTTGTTGCATCGAGACCATTACGTGAATCTTCACCGCACTGCTTACGCCAGTTCTTCATCTGTGTCTGGGTGATATTTGGGCTCACCTTGACGCTTAGGCCTGGTCGCTCTGGTACTTCAATGAGTACAGGGTTTCTTTCAACCTTGCGCTTAACGAGGGCACGCAGCTTGTTTAGCTGTGTCTCTTCTGGGACGCTTGTTAAGCCAGCAGCCGATGAAATGGCGTCTTTGATTGAGGCCTTCTTCTGCTTCTGGCTGTCTGAATCTTCTGTTGTGTAAAGTGTGTTATCGCTCATGCCCTGAAACTATCACACCTTTTTCCGCCGTAGCGGAAGTACCCTTTTATTATCTAAGGGTTGAAGTGACGTCAGATATGGCGAACGTAAGGGCGAATGTCGCTGGGGCACCAGATGACGAGTCGCCATCTGGCTCTGTGATGCCTACCAAAAGGGCATCATAGTAGTAGCGGTCGTTCGTTGGGTCCTTGATATCGCAGTCGAAAACCGAGATTACGATGTTGTAGTAAGCAATACCCACGTATCTACGAAGGCCCTGCAACTTTGCACCAATTCCGGCTGCTGTTTCGGCGCTGACCATGTCATCGTCGTAGTGTGCAGTCAGAGTGATGTCGCCAATCTCCGAAGGAGCGCAAAGAACTGTTGGGCGTGACTTGCCACCTTCGTAGATTTTCTCAACGGAGGCTGTTATTTCACCACCAGACACCTGAGCGAACTTGAAACCCGTCCACTTAGGAAGGTTTGCCTGAACGTTTGTTTGCTGCTTGGCGTTGCTCGCAAAGTTGCTTGGGAATATCTCCGCAAGTACTTGTCTCTGTGCAATTTTTGCCATTTCCTATTCCTCCGTTATACGACTGTTGAAGTCAGGTTTGATTTGACGATGTCAATTTCAATCTTGTCGCCAACGCTGGATACTCTTACTCCAACGCGAGCCTTGACAAGACCTGTTTGCAGCTGTGCAGCTGGGTTGATTGTGGCATCACATTTCACCGTGTAGCCATTGTCAAGCTGCTTGCCATTTGCATCGAATGCTGGGTAGAGCGCACCAAGGTCTCTCATTCCAGCGAGAATAACCACAAGTCTTGCCTCGATGTTTGCGAAGATTGTATTTCTTCCATCAATTGTCGAGAAGACGAGGTCTTCGAGCGAGCGGTAGCATTCTGTAACAATCGTGTTGACAACGTCCTGCTGTGTTATGTAGCGGAAGTTTTCAGTGTCGACCGAAAGTGAACGAGCACCATAGATTCTGACAGTGTTCTGAATTACGCGGATTGCGTTTACGTAGTTCTCGTCAAGGTCATCGCCAGTTGTCTTGTCTATATCAACAGCAGCTCCAGTAACGAACTTTGCGGTTGATATCAAACCAGCTGCTGGCAAATGTGGGCCAGTCTGATTGTGGGCAACAGCTCTTTTTGCAGCAACATAACCATCTGGTGGAATTGTTCTTGTTACACCAGCCACTCCAGATGGAACAGTAACCCAAGGGTAGTAAATTGCTGCGTGCTCTGCATTGTCTTCAGCTTGAAGGGCGAGCGCGGTTGCCTTGATTGTTGCAGCACTGTCCACAGCTCCTCCGTGAAGAATTGCGATTCTGCTGTAGTTATTGGCATGTGCAACTAATCCGTTGCGAACAGCTACGTCATCATTTGAAATTTCAGGGCATGAAACAGCACCGGTTCCCAATGCGTCATTGAACAATGTCAAGGCGTTTACGTAGTAAGTCGAAGTGACTTGGTTCTCATATGCGTTTCCTGCTGCAAGCGGTGTTGATGCAATTGCTGCAGGAAGAGTTGTAGTCGACTGAATTGAAGCAGTCACATAGCGAGAAGCAATTGCACTGGAGTTAATTCGTCCAGCCATCTGAGATGAAGTTGAACAATTTCCTGTCGTGTAGACGAGTGTGCCATCGTAAGAAAGATTGAGTTTTGCTGTTGCTCCAGATACCGTCACTTCTGCTTCTACGTCTGAGCTCCACGCGCCAGCACCGTTGGCCGTAAGCGTGATGCAGTTTACTGCCGAGCTGTTGTTTAATACCAACGTTCCTACTGTTGCGCTAGCTCCAACAACACGAGCAACATATGCCTGTGTGCCGCCTTCTTCAAAGAATGTTTCGACTGTCGGGTGGAGGTATGAGTCTGAACGGTAGTCACCGAACATGGCCTCGAACTCTGCAATGCTCTGAACCAAAACTGCTTCATCGCTTGGACCCCTGTCGGCCAAGCCAACGACGAATAACTGTGA